GAGTGGGACATTGCCCTATTCCTACCACTAGAGAGTTTCGCAAAAGCATCAAAGACTTCCGTATGGGCAGACTCAAGAAGGATGGCACGATAATGGCATTCAACATTAATGAATTCACAGCGAGTATTGGTGCGAAAGGCATAGCAAAGACAAGTGATTTTAAAGTGTTTATTACTTGTCCTAGATTAAGAGGTTCAGAGGAGTTGACTCTACGGGCTGAAAGCATCCAGTTACCAGGGAGAACAGTTTCAACGACAGAGTTTATTGATGTAGGACCACAGAGGAAAATTGGTTATGGTGCTATCTATACAGACACTAGCATCAATTTTATATTAAATGAAAGATATGATGAGAAGAGATATTTTGACCAGTGGATCGATCTCGTAGTTGGCAATCACAGAGTGGAGTCTAGCCCCTATCAACATGGAAGATTTAATCCTGGTTATTATAATGATTATGTTGGTACTATTGAAATATTTAATTTTGCCAAGGTAGGAGTGCCACTATATACAACGAAACTTATTGAAGCATATCCAATTTCGATTGCTCCTATCAGTTTAGACTGGTCAAGCGATGAGGTTGCTAGACTTAATGTACAATTTGCTTTTAGATATTACACACATGAAAAACCTGAGAACACAGGCAGTGAAAATAATTCTTTCGAAAGTCCTGCCAGACAAACACAAGATGCGATTGGATTAGCAGATACTGAAAATAATATGTTTGCAGATCAAGCAATTCAAGCTGGCGCTTAATTATTTAAATGAGGAGAATTTATTAGTATGGCTTTACCTAGTATTACTGCACCTGAGTATACATTAACTTTGCCGTCAAATAAAAAGAAAGTAAAATATAGACCTTTCTTGGTAAAAGAAGAAAAACTTTTACTATTCGCGGCAGAGAGTGGCGAGAGAGAAGAGATGATGAGTGCGGTTGCTCAAATGATTGACAACTGTGTATTAGATGATATCGACTCTCGAAAGTTACCTTACTTTGATTTTGAGCATTTGTTTCTTCATATCAGAGCAAAAAGTGTAGGTGAAACATCTACCTTTATTGTTAAGCATGATAAAGAAGGGTGCGGTCATCAGAATGAGGTCACTGTACAATTAGATAAGATTATACATCAGACAGATAAAGATCATAAGAGGTCATTTCAATTGACCGATAAAATTGGTATTAAAATGAAATATCCTACTATCGAATCTATTAAGACATTCATTGAAATAGAAAATGACCCAACTAAAATTCTCAATATGTTTACCGAGAGTATTGAATGTGTCTACGATGAGGATGAGGTGTATGATGATTTTACCAAAGAAGAGGCAGTAGAATTTTTAGAGAGCCTTTCAAAGGAACAGTTTGATAAGGTCGCATTATTTTTCCAGACCATGCCATCTAGCAAGATTGAAGTAAAATATAAATGTGAAGGGTGTGGTGAAAATGTAAAAACTACAGTGTCAGGTTTTGAAGATTTTTTTTCCTAAGCTTTTGTTATAACAACCTGGCAAATTATTATCAGATCAATTTTGCTATGATGCAACACCATAAATATTCCTTGAGTGAGATAGAAGGAATGTTGCCCTTTGAAAGAGAAATATATGTGCAGTTATTAGTTAACTGGATAAAAGAGCAAGAAGAAAAGAATAGGCATCAGTAATGGCATTACCTACAGTTAATCCAGTAAGAGAAGAAGAAGATAATAACTTACGATCTCTTTCGTTCCAAGAGTCGATGCTGTATGTCTTGGAAGATGTAAGAGGTGCATTAGAGAAACAAAATAGTATCATTAGCTCTTTATTAAAAGTTGAAACCGATGAATTCAAAGCACAGGAGTTAAAAAAGAAACTTGACGATGCAGAAAATGTAGAGAATCGTAGAGAGTCTAGATTTGCAAGCACCGTTAGTTCTGCCGGGTCTGCTGTAGTGGAGAAAGGTAAAGAAGTTGCGAGTAATTTTAGCGGTTCCAGTCTTCTCTCAACACTAATTGGTGGTGCGGTCCTAGCAGCATTTTTTGCCCCCGAAAAATTTAATGAAGTCGTTGGATTTGTCAAACAAAAAGTAGAGACATATGGTCCTGCCATTCTTGATACTGTGGGTAAATTTCTTGACAGCCTAGATTTCTCTGACCTTCTTGTCACAGGTATCTTTGGTTTAAAAGGCGGTATATTATATTCCATATTTAAGTTTGTTGGCGAAAGTTTGAAAGAAACGGTAGAGAGTACATTTGGTGTTAAGTTTGATAACTTTTTTGCCAACAACATTGGAACTATTTTTGGAGCAGCGGGTCTTTTAGGAGTTCTATTCCCTGGTGCAACGCTAGGTGCAATTGGTAACCTAGTTGGATTTATAGGAACAAAAATTAAAGCACTAATGGTGGCAGAGAGTGTGAAGACTGGTCTTAGTGGTGCCTTGGCTAAAAATGTCCTCACTCCTAAAGTTTTAGGAATCGCTGGGATTGCTCTTGCTGCTGGTGAACTAGGAAAGATGGCAATTGATGGTGTCACTGGTTATTTTGAAAGACAAAGAGAGAAACTAGGACCAGAGGCAGAAGGCACAACTAAAAAAGGTCTGCTAGACATGGCTGGCGCGATTGGTGATGTTCTAGGATCAGCATCACGCTTTGCCGGTATTGGTGCTGCAATAGGAACACTCATAGTACCTGGTATCGGCACTGCTGTGGGTGCAGCATTTGGTGGTCTTGTTGGCGCTGTCATTGGTGCAGTGCAACTTGACGATGCTAAGATTGAAAACTTTAAGAGAGGATTATCTCAGGTCTGGGAAAATATTATGGGATCGCTTAGTAGAGGTCTTGCCAAGATAGTATTGGGTTTACCTACTTTTATGGTCCCTGACTCTGTTTTAGAATGGGCTAATACTACATTGGGTCAAGACCCAGGTTCTGGTATGATGACACCAGAAGAGAAAGAAGCAGAAGTTGCTGATGCTGCTTTGACAGAAAAACTTAGAGAACGTGGATTTACACCAGAGCAACAGGAAGAGTTTAGGCAAAAGATATCTGAAATCGATCCAGATAACCCAAGAGCAAATTATGAAATACAAACAATCGCAAATGAAATGGGTATTAAAAAATCTGGTGCAGTGGTAAGTGCTGCTGAGTCACTCGTAAAAAAAGAGGCAGAGGCATTAACGAGTAGAGTCAGAGTTAATGATATGATTGGTGCCGATACTGGTAGTGGGTTTGAAGATACAGGAGCAAAAGAAATTGATACTTCTGACAAAGCAATTCAAGGTCTTAGAAGAAGAATGGAAAGAGACGAAAAAAGAAAAGGTCAGGGTAGGAGTTCATCACTAGTGCAGACACAGACATCAACTACTAACATTATTGGTTCTAATGCCACTGCCCCATTAGAAAACGCAAATGCTGTGATGACAAGTGCAGGAACACCT